CCAAGCAGGTCCAAGAGCAGTTGATCCAATTTGAGTTGAATATCCAAAAATCTCAACAGGTTGGTGATTGGTAATTTGTCCACGGCCAACTTGCAATTCAAATGGTTCATGTTTGCCATTTTTTGTAATCGAATCCCAGATTACGCCTGGTTGAGAAAAGGAAGCCATGATTATTTACCTTTCATACGAGCTGCTGCTGCATTATCTACCAGATTGGGATAAGGTCTTCCAGCTGCTCTTGCGCGAGCTTTCGCTTGCGAAACTTGTTTTTTATCCAAATGCTTTGTGTGATGATCTTTAGGAAGCTTAGTATCCCAAAAGGCTTTTTCCTTAGCCATCAGCAACCCCATTTACGCAAAGATTTATTAATGCGGCTATCGGGGTCAGCGGCTTTGGCAGATCCAGTCAGCTTACGCTTCATACCTGTCATGCGCTCACAAAAAGATTTATGGCGAGGATTGCTAGAGTCCTTTGTAGGGGCCTTTAAATTATGACCTTCTGCACGAGCAGAAGCGCGGCCTTTTTCGTTTAAGCCGCCAGAAGGGCTTTTGCCTTCTTTACGAGTCCAAGCACCAGACATGCGAATCTCCTCGGAGAAAGAAGGGGCCGTTGGCCCCCTCTATTAGTCGATGTCCATGTCGTGATGGCCAACAGGGTTCTTGCCCTTATGAGCAGACGACAAAGGATTCATGTCTGAACCAGTACGGCCACCAGACTTGCGAACCTTGCGGCCAGCGTGGTGCTTAGCGTGTTCGCCATGAACTTGGCCAACGTGCTTAGCATGTTTCATGTGTTCCATCTTTTCGTGATGGATCATGCCGCCATGCTTACGCTTTGTGCGGCCACCATGCTTACGCTTTTCTGCTTCGCCTTCAATCTCATGAGCATTGTCACGAGCTTCAGGATTTTTGCTAAGATCCATTTCCCAGTCTTTTACGCCGGTCAATGTTTCGCCGCCATGCGCTTTATGCTTGCGGTGATGATGTGCTTTGTGACCCTTCATTAGAGCCTCCTACTACGATGCGTTGTTAATGCCCTGGAGATAGGTCACTGTAAGTGTGCCCACACCAGATCCAGTGTTTGCAGGGGTGATTTTGATTTGTACGTCTTGAGGCCCACCTGTTTGAAAAGTGGAATTTGAGACGTTATCCCAGTTAGCAATCTGAGCTGCTGTTGAAGGAGTGATCGAAACCAATCCAGCAGATGCTGCGCTTTCTGTGTTAGGTGAAAATGCTGTGGCAGCAGTTGTGCCAGCAGTTGCACCAACAGAGAAAGTAGATGCCACGCCAGTAAATGCAGTTGTCACCATAAATTGAATGGAGAGAATCTGCGACTGGGCAGGGATTACAATCGTAGTAGCACCACTTGCTTGTGTAACAACGGCGGATTGAGCCATAACAGCGTATCCGACATTGGCGGTCCCAGATGTTTCACCAAGACCAGCAAGGTTGCCGGTGCCGTCAGAGTGAACTACGTTACCAGCAAGAAGAGGTCCGGTAAATTGAGAACCGGCCCAAATGGGCGAACCATTTGCGTTAGGGTAGAACCCACCATTAATATCTGACATTGTTTGTCTCCTTTAAGGAGCCCCCCACCTTTCAGTGAGGGGCTATGCCATTATTATGATGTTGGGAAGCTACCATAGATAGCACGCCAGTTATAGTAGCCGAAGCTGTAACGCTCATAGCCCTTAACAAGCAAGTTATCAGTGACAAAATCGACTTGCATATCTGTTTCGAATGGCACACGTTCCATATAAGCGAGGCCATCAATACTGGTCAGCAAGAACCAAGCATATGCAGATGTCAAGTAGTCGTTTGTCATATAGCCTTCTGACAAGCCGCCTGAAGTCATCATGATAGCATTGACATCGTTGTCGGATGTGCCTGGACGCAATTCTGTCTTCAAAAGACGAACTGCAACTGGCTCCAGTTGAGGAGGAACGATGAGTTTGCGAGCACGAGAATAGATTTTCAGACCAGCTTGATCTCTGAAGTTTGTACGAACTGCAATCATTGCGTTAAGCAATGTGGCTTCGTTCAAATCAACATCAGTCGTGGGCTTGTTAGCAACAGTGCCGCCATCAATTGGATGCGATGTTGAGCAGAGAGCAACGCCGTCACCGCCAACTGCTGAGTTGTAGGTTGTTGCTGTGTTCAACACGTTAGCACCATAAATTTCCTTTGTTTGATTGAATGACTCAATCAAGCCAAGGTTTGATGGGTGGAACTGTGTCTTATACAAGTTATCATCAATCGCTTTGCGAGTGATGGCATAACCAAGACCAATTTCAGTATGTTCTTGGTTGTAGATGTAACGCTCACCAGCATTGTTGTCGAAAGCAGTCTGGCCGCCTTCAGTTTTCAACTGTGCAAGGCCGAGGTAACGCATTTCAGCGGTACGCTCAAGAGCCATGTGTGAGTCGTGTTTAGTGAAGATCTTGTCATATTGACGAGGGATCTGCTCATATTTGCCTTCAACACCACGGAGTCCGGGGAGGAGAAGGTCTTTGATTGCCGAGAGATTGACAGCCATTGTTCCTTACTCCTATTAGACGCCACTGAAGTTGCGTGTGACCACGTTATTAAACATGACAATTGCATAATCATATGCTTGTCCGTTTGGATAAGTGCCATTCGCACCGGGTGGGAAGTTTTCAACGCCAACGATCTTAAATGGAGCGTTCACATTGTAAGTTGCAGTGTTGATGGTTGTGGTATCGAGATACGCACCTGAAAGGCCATTTGCAGTGTTGCCTGTGCCGATAGCAAAGCCGATAGTGGCGTTGATGTCAGCAGGATAAGCAATACCTGTGCTGTCAGATTGCGCGATAAACTTAGCATTTGGATCGTTGCAAATGTAAGCTTCTACATAGTTGCCAGAAGCAACGTCAGAGCCGGGCCAATAGTTTGACCAAACTGTGCGCTTTTGTGAAACTGAAAGGTATTTGCAACCATAGAAAATGCCAGCGATACCGAGAGCGCCGGGAGTTGAACCAGTTGAAGCAGATTGGGCAATTGTGCCGTCTGATTGCCATGTTACGGGATCGCCGTAATAAATGGCGCTTGCATTATAGTCAACAAGTGCAGCGATTTGCTCATATGTTGGAGCAGAGCCGTTGCCCTGATATTGACGGAATCCGTAAGGCGCATTGGTATTAGCCATAACGGAGCCTCCTTTTTACAGGATGTCCATCATCGCACACCGGGGCGACTAAGAACCGGGAAAAGTTACACTCCCACGCCGGGGGGAGTGCTAGCATTGTAATAGCAACAATATAAAAGTAAAGGGGCCGGAGCCCCTTTTTTTACATTTTATTGTCAGGAACCCGTATAGGCTCAAAGGATTTATTGATAACCGGCCTCGCATTAGGATTGCTGTGGTCCATAAATGCGTTTCCTTGCTGATGACGCAATTGATCTTCTTTGCGGCGCAACCGATTGCGGGCATTATTAAGATCAAGTTGCCGCGCTTCAGCCGTAATTTCAGCTGGGCGCTCCATCAAAACCATGCCTTTACGCTCAATAATTGGACTTGTTGAGCCGACTGGCATTAATTCTGGGTGGCGGCTTGTGGGCACCGGCTCCCACCCAGCTTGCATGACTTGGATGGTGTAGGAGGGGTCTTCTGCGCCATAGACAAATTTGCGCTTCCATTCATAAGACCACCCATCAGGGATTAAATTAGGATCAACATAGAAGCTGTCCTCACCCTGGTCTAAGTTTTTAAGGTGGTTGCGCAATTCTGCTGAACGTCGAGCTGCACGATCCCGAGGATCTTCGTGCATTTCAGCCCGCATAGGAGCGCGGGCAGGGGCTTCTTCAGCCGCTACAACTACTTCCTGCACTTGCTCTTCTGTCTTTTTAATGCGCCGGCCTTGGCGCCTTGCTTTTGCATCAGTCATTTAACTCTCCTTACATTTTGCCAGCTTTTTTAAGAGCTTGCTTATTGTTGTAATATTCCTGCTCTGTCATCTTGTTCAAAGCGGCAAATTCTGCTTCTTCCGCAGTCAAGCGGATGCGGGTAGGGGAAGTGCCGGGGCCACCAGGTGAACGTGTTACGGGAGCCGCAGCGGGAGATGAACGGCGCTGTACCGGAGCAGATGCTGCTGACATGACTTGCTCCTGTCGCGCAGGTTGATGTGAGTTGTTGATTTTTAATGTGGATTCAATAACCCTGAAATAGTCGTCGCTATCGGGAATATACCCATCAGCAACAGCTAAATTATGGGCCGCCACCATTTTTTGATGCAAGCGGGGGTCTGTCACACATTGTGGGTTACGGCGCACCCAATCAGCAGAACGGGGGCTGAGTTGTGCTGCAAATTGTTCAACAGGGTCATTTGCCTTGGGGGCATATTCCTGCTTGGGCTTGTTTTGCATGGCAACTTTGCCGTTTTCAAGCTGCAATAGCTTTGCGCTATTAGAAGAAATCTCAACTTGAATTTCAGAAGCTTTGTCATAGTCTCCAACAGCCATCGAATCACGCAATTGGACTTTAAGCATGTCATTATCACGCTTAACTGTATCAATTGCATTGGTAATGAGATGAAGGTTGGTATCCTCCATATCATTATAAGCTTTGCGAGCCATGTCGGCAGCTTCTTTAGCACGAGCTTCGGCATCAAACCGAGCTTGGCGCTCTTCCTCAAGCCGGCGTTTAAGGTCTTCTAGGCCGGCTTCAGGCTCAATTTCATTGACAGGCTCCGAAATTTCCACTTCAGGGATGTCATTAACGATTTCATCTGTAGGAGCTTGAACTTCTACGTCACTCATAACATTCTCCATTACCAAACCTCATCAGGTGATGACACACGGATTCTAACCGCCGTGTCTTCCAAAAGTCTGCACTCTGTCCCGTGGATATTGATTTGCCATCCATCGGAAGGGCGCAAAACAATCCAATCGCCTACGTTAACGTCCATGCCGTTAAACCATTTTCCTTCTGGATCGTTAAAGGCATCTGGACCTTTTTTAAGGACCATAGCCACTTTGCCTTGGAATTTATCTTCTGCACGAGTTTGGTCAGGCAATAAAACGCCGCCAGCAGTTTGCTGGGGGCGGATATAAATCCCCACCAATATCTGATTGTTAAAAATCTCAATATTTGAGATGTCACCAATCTTATCCCAAATTTCTTTACGCGGATCAGACGAATGTACCATTTTCATGTACGGCATAGGTTCCCCTCTCTTTACCTTAGACGCTTGTTTGTTTCTGATTCGGCCTCTTCAATAATTTCCAAAGCCGCTTTCAGCCCCTGTATAAAACCAACTTGATACTTATATGCCGAAATGTCAATGACAGAATGGCCATCTATCAAGTTAGTTGTTAACCTATCTATCTCACTTTCAACGATTTTTTTAATTTCGGACTTAAAATAGTCCATAGATGATAACATCTGCATCCCCTTTTGCAGCCCCCTGTATGGTTGGGGTGAGACCGCCACAGAGGGGAAGCGATCTCACCCCGGCTCAGTCCCCCCTTTAGCGCTTGGGAGACCAACCCGTTACTAGCGCCCTTTGCGGCGCTGTAATTCTACTTTTTCTAAACGGCCTTCACCGCTACCAGCACCGGCAGTCATACCCTTATAGGAACGGACTGCTTTACCGCCAAATTTACGGCCCATTGGGGTTGCCCCAGATGGGGGAGCTTGCATAGGCATAGGAACTGGCATTGGCATTGGCATTGGAGATGCACCAGCAGATGATGCTGGTGTTCCAACTGGAACAGGCATACCTTGCGGAACACCAGCAGGGCCGCGAGCACCCATTGGAGGCCCACCCATTGCACCTTGTCCCTTTGGACCAGCCGCAATTACAATATTGACGTTGGTTTTGCCTTTAGCGCGACCACCATCTTTGCGGGCAATACGGCCACCTGTTGGACGAGTGCCGCCAGTGTATGAGCTTCCATCAACTTCATTAGCAGCGCCGCCATTTTTGTGGTGCATACGCTTCAAAGTCTTTGCCAAATTAGCGCGTTTTGCCAACTTTGGGTTAGAGCTGTGAGCAGCTTTTTCCAATTTCTTCGCAGGAATTTTCTCGCCAGCAGGAACATGGAGCTCTTTATGCAAAGCCCCGGGGTGCTTGATAGCGCCCTGAATCCACTTTCCACCGGTTGCGCCACCGCTGTTTTTATATGTTCGGCCACATGAGTGACCTACTTGGAGCGGTTGTTTCCAGCCACTTTTTTGGTAACGAGCCGAACATGTTGTTGGCCCCTGACCATAATTTTGAGTTGGATCTTTTGAATCTTGGCGATATTGCGCATCACTAACAATATCATCCATAGTAGGTATATCAACGCCGGGAACTTGTTTTGCCCCAGCATACCCTGTCATATACCCGCCATAGCACTTATGAGTACGACCACCACGTTTTAAATTCATTTGGTCGTTTTCATCCCACTCACCATAGTTTCGAGGATTTAGTCCTTGTGAACCTTGGTTTTGAGGGCCTTGGTTTTTTGAAGATTGTGCCGCCTCCATCATAGCGCGGTTTTGCATTTCATTATAACCGCCATCAGCCCGATGCAAACGACCACCCTGCTTCTTGCCTGTAAGAGCAGAAGG